ATTCTTCCGACAGCTCGAAACCTATGTATTTACGATTGGTCTTAATACAAGCAACTGCTGTTGTACCGCTACCCATGAACGGGTCTAAAACAATCATATCTTCCAAACTTGAGTTAATTACGAAGTTTTGAATCATCTCTAGCGGCTTAACCGTCGGATGTTTGTACCGTTTTTTATCCCTTTGGTTTAGAGATGTCACATAGTAGGTAAATTTACTATTAAAGTTGCCATATATCTTTACACCTTTTTCACGAAAGAATAATATAAACTCGGTATCAGTTAAATATTTATTTCCACAAGCGGGAATGGGGTTAGTCTTGTGCCATGTGAGTAGGTTGTAATTACATTTTTTACCTTTCACAAAGTAATCGAGAAGTGGAATGATTTGTTTTTGACTGCAAAATATGTAAATATTAATTTTCTTTAGCACCCTACATAATTCGTCGAGAACCTCTGGTGAAAAACCGTCTTTCATAAAATTCAGCTCTTTTATATATTGTTTATCTGCCTGTTTATAAATGCCTGCACCAGAAGTTTGAATATCGTATGGAGGGTCTGTAACTACTAAATCTATACTTTTGTCGGGTAACATTCTCAACCCTTCCAGGCAGTCCATGGTGTAGATTTTGTTTAATTCAAGCATCTCCGACAAACTCCCCCTTTCGCCTCCACCGCAAGTGAGGTATTTAAAACGGTTTATAGTGTGGCCTCCTTAATGCGGCGGATACCTTCAAAAAGGTATGTCCGAATCGTCCAACTCGGCAAAATCTTCCACTTGCTCAAACCCCTCCGGTATCTCGCCCTCAAACTCGCTTATAAATATCTGCCATACTGGTTTACCGTCTTTATTCTTGTAGAACGTCAGCCATCCGTTTTGTATGTCTATCATCGTTCCGTCAGCTATATCTACACCTCTTTTGAACTGCAGATTTATGTATGCGTTTTCCCATGTTCCGTCCTGCTTTTTCTTGCCTATACTCGTGGAATATAACGCTCTGCCCTCGTAGTCCTTTCGGAATACCTTTGTCGTGCCTGTTATTTGTGTTCTAATCATTTTCACCCTCCTAAAATGGTGTATACTCTTTGTAAAACTCTATCCAGTCTTGAAATCTCATCGTTACTAGCCAATCTTCGTTATTTTTGCGATGAAAAACTACCGGAAAATCTCCATGTTTTGCATCTCCTATCGCTTGGCTCATTGCGTTACTGATATTTAATCTTTCAACTCGCTTTACCTCGATATGTATTCCTGGTAGTCCTACAACGTCAGCGTCACCGTTCGCACCGCAGAATTGTTGCCCTCTCCGGCAGTCATAGCCATGTTCCCGTAGCTTTTTAGCAAGCTCTCTCTCTCCTCGGTTTCCTTTTTGTTTTGCGTTCATATCTCCGTTCCTTTCAACCATGCTTGAAGTTTCTCGCGCAATTCGTCCGGCATCGGTACTGCTTGTGTCGGTGGTTCGGGTAACTGATCTTGCTCTCTCTTGCGAGCTTCCCATTCTGCCCTACGGATTTCCGCTGCGCGTGTCCGTATTTGACCTATGCTCGGTGGATAACCGGAAGTGTCGTTTTTTATGTAATCCTTTACTGCTTTGGCTATAAATTGCGAATCGTCCTCTGATAGCATTTCTGACCACAGGCTTATGGCATCGTCAATCTCCGCTCGATTCCGATAATAGCTGGGATAAGCCGCCCTGATAGCTGTCATAATTGCTATAACTTCCTTTTTGTTCATTCTCAATCTCCTTTCTAAGAGCCTCTTTAAATGGGTTGACTGCTTTATCATCCTTTAGTGGGAATATCCCTATCCAGCCATTAGCGATAGACTGTTCTAATATCTCAATAGCTTTCTGTGTATTGCCTTCTGATAATTTGTTAAGTTTTTTAAGCATTAGCTCCATAGCCCTATCGGTCATAGGTTTCCTTAGTTTTTTTCTGGATTCTATGTAATCTTTTAAAGGCTCATGAAGTTCTAGCGGTATCTGGTCGTATATATTCTTTACATTCTTTACATTCTTTACATTCTTGTTTGTGTTCATTTGTTGTTCATTTGTTGTTCGTTTGTTGTTCATTTGTTGTTCATTTTCATGTTCTACTGTTTGGTATAACCCCCAATTTGCAATGGTTACAACGGTAAATTTGTTGTTACGATTCGCACACACTAAACCCTCTTTTTCAATTACACTTAAATATCTATAAACCGTACTAGGATTCATATTTAATTCGGCTCCTGCTTTGTTCCTTCCAAATATAAATTGCCCTTCTTTTAGTTCTACTTCCTGTAATCCGACTCTTGTGTTGTGATCACAATGAGAGGCTTTTAATAGACACCATATCCAGAATTTCAAGAGATTTGGATTTTGAAAAATGGAACTGTGTAATAGCTTTCTATGTAGCTTTATCCACCCTTGCATCTTACGCCTCCATCAAAATGGTCTTTTTTAGCGCGTCCGCGTCTGTATGCGGTCGGCGTTGGTAACAATGTTTCTGCTGTCTTTCGGTGTTTCAACTGGGCAACCGTCAGGACAATCTTCGCACATAGGGCAGACTCCTGTTTTTAATGAGTGTTGTCGTGCGTCAGCCCTCCTGTTCCATTCTCGCGCCGCCTCTTTTAAGGTGTGGCAACTGCCGGTGTCAATCTCTGCGCCGCACTCATAGCACGAACAGTGATACCAAAGTCTTATACCAGCGTCACCCCACGGTTGGAAATGCCCAGATATTAAGTATTGTATATCTGTACACCCGCAAAACGGGCATGGTTTAAGTTCAGCCACTTTTCCACTCTCCTTTCATCCTCTCAATTTCTGCCGGAGTTAGCGTTTCTATGCCTTGTTCCTTGCAGTCCTCGACCATTAAATCAATCAGCCTTGACATTTGTTTACTGTCGTATGTACTGCTTCCGTAGTAAGCCATAATGTTCGTATAGCCTTTCAACTTTGACTTGCCGATGATGTTTGTTATCCAGCCGATACCATTTTTCCCCCATGCTTGCGTAAACTTCTCAACTGCATCATTTCTTATCGGCAGTATCTCGTAGTTATCGCCGATATCTTTTATGTGCTGTCGGTATATCTCCGTATTCGGTATGCCTAGCTTGGCGGATAGTTTTCCGGCTAAAGTCCAATAATAGGCATTAGCATCATTACTGCGTTTCTTCTTATAAGGCTCTATTTTGACGATATAAGGCTTGTCCTCTTGGGATAGTATAAACTCTTGTACGGTGTTTCTATCAGGATGCCGAATCATAATCCAGCAACCTTCAGCGTTCATGACCCATTTGAATTTAGTTGTTTGAAATTCCATCAATATTCAACCGCCTCTTGACGAGTGATGTAAAAATGTATTCCAGAAGCGCATTCATTCCATCTGTTTTCATCAAAACTATTAACCGATACAATTTCGCCAACTTTATATACAAAATTATTGTCGTAAAACGATTTCGCATGAGTAAAATCAGTTATAATTCCTGTAATATCGGATATTTCTAATACTAAAGCCTTATCGCATCTACATTTTCTACCTGTTGCACTAGAACGCTTTGCATCATCGGGTATTTGTAATTTAACAATTACATCTTGGTTATTAAAACGAGCTTTTTTAAATGCTATAAATGGTCCTTCTTCTGGACATGCACTAGCTACTCCCACAGCACCCCATAGGTCGGCATACTGTAGGTAGGCACCCCATAGGTTGGCACCCTGTAGGTCGGCACCCTGTAGGTTAGCATCCCGCAGGTCGGCGCGCCATAGGTCGGCACCCTGTAGGTTAGCACCCCGTAGGTCAGCGCCTTGTAGGTTAGTGCCCCGTAGGTAGACATGCCATAGGTCGGCACCCTGTAGGTTAGCACCCTGTAGGTCGGCATACTGTAGGTTAGCACTCCATAGGTTGGCACCCCGTAGGTCGGCACCTTGTAGGTCGGCACCCCGTAGGTAGACATTCCGTAGGTCGGCATCCTTTAGGTTGACATCCTTTAGGTTGGCACCCCATAGGTTGGCACCCTGTAGGTCGGCACCCTGTAGGTTAGCATCCTGTAGGTCGGCATACTGTAGGTCGGCATCCTGTAGGTTGGCACGCGCCCCGTCATTACCGCTCAACCACAATTTATGTTCATTTAGAATTTTGTTTAATTTTTCCTGTTTCATTTTCGTCCTCTCTTTCTCAGAACTAACTAATCTAAATAGTTTCTGCCGATTAATTTTATAAAAAATTCTCTTGGATGGTCAGCCTCATACGCCTGTTGGCATAATGCCTTTAAATACTTGTCTTTCCAGTTTTTGTGTTCTGTTACTTCTTGATGGCAAGTGCGACAAAGGTAAACTGTAAATCCGTTCTGGTCGGATATTTTTCTGTTCTTGCCTCCGTATATATGGTGATTCTCAATGTTCCGTTCTGTTCCACAAATAAAACACTTCTTCTCGTCACTTATAATTGATTTCATTTGCCACCTTTCAACCTCACATATTCCTCGCCAAACGGTATGCCTAGCATGAAGCATCTTTCTTGGCTTTTTTTAAGGCTTTCCGCTTGTTCGGCGATAGTTTTATAAAAACCACAGCTTTCATTGCAATCTTCCAACTTCCGGTATATCCCTTTGCAGTGCTTTTCATCCTCGGTATACATGCAACAGTCTTTCATCATTTCTTTTTACCTCTTTTCTTTTCGAGTGCTGGCTTAGCTTTATTGGTAAATTGTTCTACGGTCATATCTTCCAGCTTTTTCAAGTTCATAAAAGTTAAGAATTGGTCTATGTCCGTTTCGGTTTCCTGTATCATTCTCTTTAAAAATGCTATATGCGTTTCATCAATAGGTTTTTTAGCTATCTTTTCAGCTTCGATGATTTCATCGCTTGATACTTGGTCGGGATCATCGTTACTCGGAATGGCGAAAGTTCTCCACAGTAGATACTTATAAGCGTAACTTGACGCCTTTCCGCTTCCCTTGTCGGCGGAATCGTGACCTTGACCGCCACTTTGTAGCATTATGTATTCTTCTGGGTTTTCAGCATTAACCAGCTTGTAAGTGTATTTGCCTTGCGTTATAGCACCATCTCTGTGTTCGTCTATCTCTACCGGCAGGATTACAAGTTTGTATTTAATTAATTGTTTTCTCATTTCTGCCGTTGTCTTTGCCTCGGATAAATAATTATATTTTGTGTTCCCAAAAGACACTTTCCCGTCTTTTTGTAAACTCTCAACGTTTTCCATGATTGCGTTTATCTTCTCGTAAATATTCATTACTTCCTCCTATAGGCTTTCTATCCATTCGGTCAATGCTTCGTCTACCAGTTTTGCATCGTACCGCTTTTTTAAGTCTATGATGGCATGTCCTATTTCACCTGCCACATCACGTATACAGCTTTCGCAGTAATCATCTCCGTTGTCCTCTTTTAATTCCGAACACTGTTCGCAGGGTACTAACTCGATAAAATCCTCACCGCACATCGGACACACTCGCCAACATTCAAACTCGTCTATTCGGTTATCTACTCGCTCACATATCTCTTTGTAATTCTCAAATCGGTTTTCGCAACCTAGGCAATAATACATATCTTCACCTCACGCAGAAAAATTTGATATTATTGTAATAAGCGTATAATTCTTCGGGATATCCCTTCCCGATTACATCTTTTTCACCTAGTTGTTTACCAAATTCATCAAGCATTTTTTCTAACCGTTTACAACACTGTTTTATCCCCTGTAATGTTGTTGATTCACTTGCGTATATTTCTTTCTGACAGAGCGTTTTAAGTGCGTGTTGAATAGTGCGGTGATATGATTCGTTCTTAAACTGTTCTGATTCCTTGCCTGTTTTCTTATCGGTATACATTCCTGCCGATTTGCAAAGTATTATTTGTCGTTCGTCTGACCGGATTATCCAATCCTTATAAATTTCTATTCGCATATTTCCTCCTTCACCTCCTAGTAATCATTTAGAGTTGAAAAGGAACAGTGTGCCGTCACCTTGTATTCCATAGCCGTTGCAATATTCCCCTTCTTTTAATTTCTGACCTTTGCCGTATATTTGCAACACAACAGGGCAGTCGCTTCCATGCTCTTTCTCAATCTGTTCACATATCTCTCTTATTTCTCCAACGGTTTTCATGGTATCTCCTTTCGCCACCTATTAGAAATTATTTCAGCCGCTGGCCGCAGGTCGGGCAATAGTGCAAATCTTCATCGTCAATGTATAGCTCTGTTTTGCATATTTGACACTTTCCGATTCCTGGAATCCGCTTATTTGGCTTTGGCTCTTTCGGTATCTGCTTTTCAAGTGCATCAATAATCAGGTTTGATTCTGCAATTTGTTGAGTTCTTCCTTTGATTTCGGATTCTCTCCAGTCACCAAAATCGTATTCCATTTTGTTCCAAGGATATTTAGTTATTACCCTCGTTAATTCCTCTACCCTTGATTCCCATTTGAGAACTAATTGCTTTTGGTGTTCTATCGCTTCTTCAATCTTCATTCCGCACCTCCCCCCCTAACTTTTCTTTTGTTTCTGTTGTTCTATCTAATTTAAAATAAACCTTGCCCATCTCTATTTTGTCCATTTTTATTCCCTCCTTATTTAGAATTATTCCAGCAACTCTGGATTTTCGTATATGTTGCCGATAACCTCGAGCCAATCTTCTGCGTTATTAAGTCCTATCCCGTATAATCCTTTGCGATATATAAAAAATGTTGCATCGGAACCATATATTATATGTCCTATGATATCTGTGTGGTCGAATAAACCCGTTACAATATCCCCCTCATAAATCGCCTTACCGGTCTTGTCTTTTAAGCCTGTGTATTGCCCGATGGTGGTGGGGTCAACTGGCGTATGGTATCCTGTCATTTTACCCGCAATAAACACCTGTTTATCACTGCAATGACTGCGAATAACCACCAGTGAGCCTGTTTCCCATGCTCCGTTATCAATGCGTTTGCCTCTGAATTTTATCTCTCTCATAATTCCCTCCTAATTAGAACTACTTCGGCAGTTCCATTACCAATTGACCTTTGATTGGTTCGTCTATTATCTGCTTTGGCTCATGTTTTAGCTTCTGGATTAGCGGAATACGGTTTACTTTATCGAATGATATATTAAATAATCCGCAAGCTATGTTCCGTTTCGCCCAATCCGTTGCTTCGCTATTTGAATTACCATAGGCTTCACACTTATACCATGTCCTGCTTTGCGTATAAGAGGATAAATTGCAACAATCTCCACATTTACGACCATCTAACCTTCCATATTCCCTGTGCATTGCTTTAATTTTTCTATTGCTCATTGCTCGTCACCATAAATGGACAAGTTCTTGAATCTGATGGGTTTATTCTGAATATTTCAGTCTCCCAAAATCCGCTTGGATGTGTAAAATCCACCTCTATTTCAATTCTGCCTCCATCAATCACAATGTTTTTAGGCACTTTTCTTATATCGGTAATATCAACACTGTCTCTGGTAAATCCATATTTGTTACCTATCGACCTTTTTATCTGCATTATTTGTCTATTTGTTAGCATTTCGTTTCCCTCCTTAGCTAGACTAGTACCAGAACGAGTGACGCCCGATACTGCCGCGATTAACCTTGTCGCTTGTCCAATATGGCTCGTTGTTGCCGGAATAAAAATGCGTAACCGGCTCTTCAAACACCCTCATATTCCCATCAAATACATTTGCCACCGCTAGATAAGTCTTGTCCGATATTTTCCCCTGGTAGGGCTTGGCGAACTGACCTGGTGCCGTACATACTTCCGTAACGCTCATATCCCATAATTCGGACCTGTCCTTGATTACTTGCGCTACTGCCATTTGACCTTGTAAATCTTCCCCTCTAGCTTCCGCTGCCACAACTCTGCATACTATATCTAGTTCCTGTGGTGTTAAGCTACCCCCATATGTGGCTACAAGGTTCTGATTTTCGATTT